GCAGCAGTGTCAGATGAAGTTGCTTACGCTGTGACTCCAACAAATAGTGAAACGATGAAAATATCTGCAGAATTATAGCTTGACAAGTATCAAAAAATACTTTATAATATAAATGTCTTTAGCATCCTTGTAGATTTGGGACTAAAGATACTCCCCTGTGGTGGGGGGAGTGTGTTGGTGGTAACACAAAGGGAGGGTTTCCTCCCTTTTTTATTTTTATAAATCATTATTTAAGGCTAACAACAAAAAACATGAATTTCACTGTGTTTTCTAAGGATGGATGTTCATATTGTGAAAAGGTAAAAAAGGTATTAGAGTTGACAAGTAGTAGTTTTGTGGTGTATACTTTAGGTGAACACTTTGATGAAAAGGCATTCACGGATGAATTTGGATATGGTACTACATTTCCACAAGTTATTTGTGATGGTAAAAAACTAGGAGGTACGATTGAAACAGTTAAGTTCCTCAGAGAACAAAAAATCATCTCCGTCTGAGCTAAATAAATCAAACCTCGAAATCAATCGTGGTTTTGAATTTATCCTCAACGGGGGTAAAAAGAAACAAGTGAAACCATTTTCATTTGTATTTGATAAGATATTTAATCTTTTTAATCGAGAGATTGGTATCTACTTTGAATTTTCTTTGTCGAAAAGAAAATAAAACTACCAAAGGAGTATCATGGATATTCAAGTCCTGACCGCACTTGCCTTACCTATTTCAATTATGTTTTTCATACTTGGAGGACTCATAGGTTGGGTAGCAAGAGACTATATGATGAATTATCGAGAGATTCCGAGACCACATCCTGAGATGTTTGACACTAATGGAAACTTAGTACCAGATGAAATTGTAGCATTTAGATTTGAAAACAATTATGACAACGACAGCGAAGAAGAAGACGATTAAAAAAGATCCACTTGAACTTCCTTTAAAACCATTTGCCTTTGAAGTATTTTACCTTGCATCAAAGCAAAGGTCGAAAGCAAAGAAAGTTGAGGTGTTAAAAAGATATGCACACGACTCAATTATGACAGTGCTTATCTGGAATTTTGATGAGACTGCCATTTCAGTATTACCACCAGGTGACGTTCCATATGGAACTAACAGAGAAGATAATAGTATGACAGGCACTTTATCTGATAAGATAAATGATGCGGTTGGTAAAATGGCTGAAATGGGTTCCAATTCATTAGGTTCACAAGACCAAGGACAGGCATCTATTCGTAAAGAATATACAAAATTTTATAACTTCTTAAAGGGTGGTAATGATAGTTTAAGTAGTCTTCGTAGAGAGACAATGTTTATTAATATTCTTGAAGGATTACATCCACTTGAGGCAGAGATACTTATCTTAGTCAAGGATAAAAAACTTACTGACAAATATAAAATTACAAAAGAGATAGCAGGTGCTGCCTATCCACAAATTACTTGGGGAGGACGTTCATGAGTACTGTAAAGGAGGAAAAGAAAGTGGAAACTAAAGAGACTTTTTGGACACCATCAGAGAAAGAATCTTTGAAAGAACATACGGATGTGAAATCTTGATTGAGAATGGTTCATTAGACGAAGTAATGACTTCTGATGCACCATCAGATGCTTGGATTGTAACATATGAAATTGATGGAACAGCTCATCGAGATTTGACAAGGGGTACAAGAGTTAAAATATTTGATATGTATTATGATAAGTTTAAGATGGGTATAAAAATTATTGATTATGGTAAGGGCACAATCAAACCTGCACTGTGGGGATACAATAGTACAACAGCACCCAAAAAGAAAAAGCGAAAGTAGTTTCAAAAATAGGGGAAAAAAAATCCCGCCAAATTTTTGACCTGTAGGGTTTTCTGTAACTTTTACTACACACTACTTGACTAAATAGTGTGGGTATGCTAACATACCTTTACGTTCATCCAAATGATAGAACTCACACTACTGGCATCACTCCTAACTCAACATAATGCTTCCCATTGGGAAATGTCTTGTTCAGAATGGAATCAAAACAGAATTGAGATACTTAGTGATAAGAATCTTAACTCTGATGCTCACGAGTATCTTATAGAGTACTTGAGAACTAAGGTGTCAGATGATTGTGATGCATATATTATTGGACGCAAGTAAGCCGACTCGGAACGGGTTCGTTCATCCTTATGATTGAAACATTAATTGCTGCATCAAGTGCTGTTACTACTATAGTTACAGTATCATGTACAGATATAAACACTCTTGTTGATCGTGCTAAAGTCTACCCTGACCTTAGTGTAAAAGATAGGCAGGAAATTATTGAGTTGTATTATGATTTTGGTGAAAAGTATGGTTTAGATTGTAGGGACGCAAAAGCCGACTGAAGGAACGGATTTAAACATCCAACTACTTTAGGAGAAACCAAATGGCACAAGTCACATACCGTGGTGTCGTATATGACACTGATAGGAACAAAGCAAAGCAGACTAACAAGGTCGATCTAACTTACCGTGGTGTAAGACAAGAAAAAGAACTTACAAGTCTTAAGTGATTGAAACATTAGAGATATGTTTAGCATCTGCTATCTTTCTCACAATCATAACTGCTGAAGTTCAGTTCCTATACGGAAAATAAATACAGGAGGGTTGCATCCCTCCTTTTTTTATGCTATGATAATTGAAACAATAATATTATGGACAGAGACAAACTCAAGCTAATGGTTCGTAATTTAGAATTATTAGTAGATGACATCAAAGCAGAGGTCTTTTCTGATGTGGAATCTTATGTTGCTCCACCTCCTTCTATATCTCAAGATTATGATGAAATATTAGAGGATGACGATGGCTACCCAGATTAGTAGAGCAAAACGATTAGTCAAAATGTTAGAAAGATTAGTCAAACAACCTTATTTGTATGATGAGAAGCAAAATAAATTAATTAGGGAACAATTAAAAGCGGCTAAAAATGAATTAGCAAAAATTGAAGAAAAAACATCTAAAGGATTTAAATGAACGTATCACTTGTAAGTGTATCACCCGATGCCGAAAAACATATGGCATACTGTGCTCGTGTGAGTAACCCAAATAATCAGCAAAATGAAAATTATGCAGGTCTTTTAAGATACTGTATCAAACATCAGCATTGGTCAATTTTTGAGCAAGCATTTATGACTCTTGAAATCAACACTACAAGAGGACTTGCTGCACAGATATTAAGACATCGTTCTTTTACATTCCAAGAATTTAGTCAAAGATATGCAGATACAAATTTATTGGATGCAAATATACCTCTACCAGACTTAAGAAGACAAGATACAAAGAATCGTCAGAATAGTATAGATGATATACCAGAGAAACAAACTAAGTTTTTACAAGAGAGAATCAGACAATATTTTAATGAAGGAATGGATTTATATAATGAATTACTGAGAGAAGGTATTGCAAAAGAATGTGCGAGATTTGTTCTACCATTAGCAACACCAACTCGCATTTATATGTCTGGAAGTGTTCGTTCTTGGGTACATTATATTGATCTCCGCTCTGGACACGGGACACAGAAAGAACATATGGATATTGCAAACGCTTGTAAGACTATATTTACCGAACAATTCCCCACTGTATCTGAGGCTCTGCAATGGGTCTAAATAACTATACTACTTAATAATATTATGGCAACATACCCTGTAGTAAATACAAAAACTGGTGAACAGAAAGAAGTTGTAATGAGTATCACAGAATGGGATCAGTGGTGTTCTGACAATCCTGATTGGTCAAGGGATTATTCTGATCCCTCAACTATGCCAGGTGTCGGTGAAGTTGGAGAATGGAAAGATAAGTTAAGAAAGACCAAACCAGGTTGGAATGATGTTCTTAAAAAAGCACAACAATCACCAGGTTCAAGAGTAAAGACACTTTAATCAAATGCCAAGAAAAAAGAAGACTAATGGGGATCAACCCATAGGTATCGGTTTAACTACGAAACAAATGAAACGTAAGAAACCGATTGGAAACACTTACCTTCTTGATATTGAACCCATTACTGATAATCAAAAGAAACTTTTTGATTCATATGCAGAAGATAAACATCTTGTTGCATATGGCACAGCGGGAACAGGAAAAACATTTATATCATTATATAACGCACTTGCTGATGTTCTTGATGAAACAACACCATATGAAAGAATCTATCTTGTTCGCTCTTTAGTTTCAACTCGTGAAATTGGATTTTTACCAGGTGATCACGAAGATAAAGCAGATATTTACCAGATACCATACAAAAATATGGTCAAGTATATGTTTCAAATGCCAACTGATGCTGACTTTGAAATGTTATACGCTAATTTAAAGGCACAAGAAACAATTAAATTCTGGAGCACTTCCTTTATTAGAGGAACTACTTTAGATAATGCAATCGTAATTGTAGATGAATTTCAGAATCTTAATTTTCACGAATTAGATTCAATCATTACTCGTATTGGAGAAAATAGTCGAATTATTTTCTCTGGTGATGCTAGTCAAAGTGATTTGGTGAAAACTAATGACAGGAATGGCATACACGATTTTCTTAACATATTGCGTAAAATGCCATCTTTTGATATAATAGAGTATGGCATTGATGATATAGTTCGTTCTGGACTTGTCAAAGAATATATTATTGCAAAACTTGAAATTGGTCTTTAATGTTTAATCATGTAGAACTGAATCTTCCTAAACTTTCAAGAGAAACTATTGATGGTGTTCGATATTACTCTGTTCCTGATGAAGAAGAATTAATTAAATTAGTTTCAATCACATCTATTACAAGTCATTTTAATAAAGAAATTTTTATTAATTGGCGAAAAAAAGTAGGTGATGAAGAAGCAAATCGTATTACTAAAGCAGCAACCACCCGTGGTACTGATTTTCACACACTCACAGAACATCATTTATTGAATGATGAGAAACTTCCAAAAGTTCCTCCAATATCTAATTTTCTGTTTAATGTGGCGAAGCAAAAAATTGGTAATATAAATAATATTTACGCTTTAGAGGGTTCTCTCTACAGTAGGCAACTAGGAATTGCTGGAACAGTCGATTGTATTGCAGAATACGAAGACGAGTTAGCGATAATTGATTTTAAGACTTCTAAAAAACCAAAACCAAGAGACTGGATCGAACATTACTTTGTCCAGTGTATGGCATACGGTTGTATGTTATATGAATTAACGGGTATATCTGTTAAAAAATTAGTAATTATCATGTCCTGTGAAAATGGAGAATGCATCGTCTATGAAGAATACAACAAAGCAAAGTATATCAAACTCCTCGGAGAATACATTAACAAATTTGTTCAAGATAAACTGGAACTCTATGGAACCGAATAAAGAACTAGAACAGGCAATCGAGAATAAATTCTTGACTCCATCTAAATTCGCACAAGAAATTGAAAACATTGTAAAAGAAGAAGAAGACTTCAATTATATTGACGCAATCTGTTACTATTGCGAAACTAACAATATTGAGGTAGAATCAGTATCGAAGTTAATATCCAAACCTTTAAAAGAAAGATTAAAATGGGATGCAACCCGTCTTAATTTTATGAAACCTACATCAAGAGCAAAACTGCCTTTATAATGAAAAAATCAGAATTAATTCATTGGAGATTGCAAGCGATGCTTCGTGAGCATACTTTCCGTGACTTACAATACTTAGGTGTCAGACCTGATAGCGTTGGTGTCAATCAACATTGGTATCGAATCGGAGAAGCAGAAGTACCTGTGGACTCAATTACAGAATTAGATAGTGAAGAGGAAGAAGATGAAAGTGACTCCATTTGAAACCTACCAGTCATATCTTTCAATGAAAAGTCATTTTACAAACCGTAAGTATGACTTCTTTCGATATGGTGGTAAATCTCGTGCAACAATGGCATCTTTTAATAAAAGGAAAGATAAGTATTGGTTCGAGAAAACATCAAGGAAATATTCCGATGACCAGATTGTTGATTTTCTATTAGCAAACTTTGTCACCACAGATAATCCAAAGAACCTATGGATAGGTGAGATTATCAATTCTGGTGAAAGAACATATGCAGATTGGATAAGAAGACAACAGAGTATATCTTATCTGTTTAAAGAAGAATGTTCTAGGTTATTAGAAGAATATAAACTTGATGAATTATTTGAGTGTGGGAAAGGACATCCGATTATATTGAAGAGATTTCTAGGTGGTGACATATCATTAGAAACATTTGTTATTTTTGATATTATATTTGCATTTTCAGACAAGTTTGATGAAAAACTCTTAGATCCCGTATGGGAAACCGTAAGTTTGAAAATAAGGAAGTATAAACCTTTCCTAAATATTAATGTATTCAACTTTAAAAAAATACTACGGGAAATCGTATGAGTAATTTTTTTGACTCCGACATAGTTCGTGAAGAACTACAAGAGATAAATGATTTGCAACTTTGTTTGGGTCTAGTCCACCACCACTTCCAGATAATCCACCGACTGTAATTTGTGATTGTCTAACTTGTTGTTGTAGAATATTAAATTCTTTTCTTAACGCATCTATTTCATCTATCTGTTCTTTTACTTCTGTCTTACCTTTCATATCATCAAGATTGTCAACGACATCTGTGATAAGTTTTTGTGTTGCCTCTATTGTTTCTTGTTTCGTAGGTAGTGTCTTGTCTTTGACAAGTTTCATAGCCTCTCTTATATCAACTGGTGTTTGTGAAACGACAACAGGTTTGACTGGTTCTGGTGTCTTAGTTTCTATAACAAGAGGTTCTGGTTTTTTCTTTGGTTCAACGTTTAGTAGTGACTCTTCTATCTTTGGTTCAGGTTTAAGTGCGTTCAATCCTGAGAATAAGTTTTC